TGGTCAGACAGCAGACACGTTCGTATTGTGTCATTGGCTGAGTTTGCCAATCTTCCACAGCATAAGGTTACAGCATGAAATCAATCATTCTTCAATCAATCTTTGCCATTGCCTTGTTTTGCGGGGCTTTGGCTTCAATGTTGGCTTACTTCGATGTTCTAGTTAAATAACTAGACTTTCCTTTTTCTCTCTATCCAATAGGTATCAATATGAAAACGACTGTAAATTTCTCAGAATTCCGTGATTCTTTTCAACAAATTCGCCCTGATAACTTTTCTTATGATGGGCAGAGAATACTTTTTGACTATTTTGAATAATTTGAAGAATCAACTGGCGAAGAATTTGATCTAGATGTAATTGCCATTTGTTGCGATTTTTCAGAAGATTCCTTCGAGAATATTGCTGACCTTTATGGCATTGAATTAGATGCCGATGAAGATGAAGACGAACAAAAACAGCAAGTGATTGACTTTTTGCAATCAGAGGGCACTTATATTGGCGACTCAATCAACGGCATCGTCTATCGGGACTTCTAATGCTATATGCCTGCATTGCCCTGATTCTTAGAATTCTGACAAAACGATAATTTCCAGCCCGCCATTGTGCGGGTTTTCTTTTGTCTAAAATCAGCGATTAGAGCGATTATTTCTAATTCCCTAGTGCTACATTGTCCAAGCATAAAAAACGCCTAGAATGGGCTTTTATCGCTTTTTGAGGGCATTTCCTCACACAATTTTCGGATCGTTTCGTTTAGCGCGTCGATTTCATCCATTTTATTGATTGACCAGGCGCGTTTTTGGCCATGCCAGCCAAGCAAAGGGTTTCGGTGGCAATCAACGCATAAGGCGATGCATGTATATTGCAAACCCTGTTTGTAGTGGTGGGCTTCACTCGGTGGTGGTGCTTCGCATACTGAGCACGATAGATTTTTCACCCTTGCAAGGTGTAGCCTTTCCTTTGCGTTCAGTTTGTTGTTCATTGAGTGGCTTTTACTTCCATGCGGGCTGAATACTGCTCTGTTCGCCAGACCTCGATTCTGGCTTGGGCTGCCGTCATCATCCAGCGATACTTTTCCTCGATCTCTACGGCCTCTCTAATGCCCTCCAAGATGCCAACATAATCCTCATGAGCATAAGCAAAGGTTTCCTGTTTACCAAGTACCTCAGTACCAGCTTGAGCCATCAGTTGGGCTTTGCGTGACTTTAGAAACCCCTCAAGATAGATTCGAGTTGCCTTGGCCTTACTATAAGGTTCTGCTGTGTCAATCAGGTATTGAATGGCTTTGGTGGGTTCGTTCATGTTATTTCTAAAACCCTATCATTATTGGATTTGATGTAATTTCTGGTTTTCTGAATATATTTCTCAAATTCAGACCTAGAAATGCTTGATTGCTGGAGGTCTGCAAAGGCTATCAGTTCTCGGACTGCTTTAATCCCTTCGCCAGTTAAACCCATCTTGAAAGTCTTTTGATAGCGTAGAGCTGCCTCATAGAGTGCTTCTTGGGCTTTTTCGCATATTGGTAGCACCTCTGGCCCTACTCCAGCCCTTGCCATCGTTTCTGATAGGTTTAAAACCTCGGTAAGGGTATGCCAATCGGTTACTGTACCTTTACCCTTGGTGATTGCATCTAGGGCTGAGTATTCCATCACCCTGAGCTTGTCCAATTTATCTCTTTCGGTAATGGCTGCACCTTCCAAGGCGTGAGTAATAGGGTTCAACAACACCCACTGCTTTCGGATAGTGCGCTTTCTCATACATCCTCAAATTTGTAGTTTTGTTTGTGTTCGTGAAACCGCATAGCTGCCTCAATGTCCAGTTCAGCATAAGCCTCCTCGGACATACATCCCACAATGTCTCGACCCTCAAACCAGACTTCTTTTACTGACTCGTTATAAGTGGACTTGTCATCGTCTACTTCGTATTCATAAACGACTTTAACGACTTCACCAGCTTGACCGATTGTTGTATCAAATTCCCAAGTTTTTTCCATCATTCACTCCTGTTAAAAATTAAATGTTATTCCTTTTATGGAATGTTTTGAATAGGGATTTACCCTTAGATTAAATCCTCTTTGACCATGATTTCGACCGCACCAATCTCTGAATAAACCTTGGTTACATGAAGATTGACCACTTGTTTGTCATCCAGATATACGATTTCATTCATTGCATCAAGGTAGCATTTACTAACATTGTCCAGATCGGGCTTCTTCATTGGCTTAATAATTCCTTCCAATGCGTCTTTGCGCTTTTGTTTTGAGAATGATTTGGGTATCTCCATTCTGATATAAATTGCGACTGTTACGGGCGTTTCTAGGGGTGGTGATGCGCCCATTGCAACTCTTGCCATAAACCTGATTTCATCTTCATAGGTCTTTGTTTTCTCAGGGGTATAAGCATGGGTAAATGCTCCCCTTCTGGCAAACCTTGGGCGACCTTTGCCTTGTGGTTCTCCGTAGACTGTGTACATAACAACAAAAGTCATTCGAGTGTTCCTTCTCTCATTTGGGCCATGTATGACCTGATTCTGTCTCTAGAACCAGAGCCGTAAATTCGCTCTGCTCGTTCCAGCCTGGCACGAATTAAGTCACGATTCTTTGACCATTCCCAATTGCGGAATAGCTCCCGAGCCTCTGCTTTTTCCAGAATAACTCGGTCGCTAGGTCCTTGAATATTTCTACGACTGTAAGTCACCAGTAAGCTCCAAAGCCATTCGTATTATTTTGTCAGGATAAGGAACTCCATCCCGCACCTTATCCAGTATTCGCATTGCGTCTTTGTGTGTCATACAAATAAAAGTTGTTGAGTTTTTACAGTTGTTCCAGCGTCATAGCGTTGTGTATCGCCTTTGGGGTATGGCAATACTTCATAGTTCAATTGTTTAAGCAAACTGTTTTTCTGAGCTTTGCTACCAACAAAATAAACATATCGATGCTTGGCACTTCTGTTAATTCTGATTTCAGAAATACCAAAACTATGCCTACTATGCTTTCCATCTTCGCCAGCCATATCGGTGCGTTCCTTTGTTGTGCCAGTAAACAGAAAGTTACTTGCCTGGTAAATGTACCCAACATGGCCCATAGCTGTATCAGCGTAAGACACCACAATCGTTGGTCTTGGCAACATTTGTAGACTTTTGCTGACCAAAAAAGATGCGCCATTTTTAACGCCATCATTTAAACAAAGACGATTAAGTTCTAAAACTTTGTCTTTGTGGTCAATTCCACAAATGCCCATGCACAAAAATGGGCTTGCTGGCACTCCATAAGTCACAACTCCAACAAGATGTTCATCAACATAAAGGCCAAAAGCATAAGAAATTGGACACATCCGCTTGGCATAGTGTTTTTCCAATAACCAAGGCTCAACCTCAAAACTGTTTATTGGGATGACCTTCATACTTTTCTCCTCAATTCTGCCATTCGAGCAAGTTCTTCAGGTGTTGGTGGGCGAGTTTTCTTTTCATCCTCTTTGATTTTCAAAAGCGCAGGGTCAGGCTCATTTGATGGTGGAACTGTTACCCTACCAATGTCGGCAGGATTTGCTTTTGGTGCATTAGTATTTCTAACCCAATTACGCCATGTAGCAAACCAATCTAGCTTTACACCTTTTTGACCTGCTACAGAAGTCCAATAGTCCTTAAACTGGTCAAATGTTCTGGTAGGGTGAAGTTCTGGTCTTGACTCTTTACAAAACTGTTCCCATTCAATTGGAAAACTAAAATCAGAAGCGAGGCGTTTGCCGAGTGTCTTCTTCTCTTTCTTTGTCTCTGTCTCTGTCTCTCTCTCTGGGATAGCATTATGATTGCGTTCTGCTAGCACTCCGCTAACAACTACGAAAAAGTCTTTATCAATCAATGGTTTAAGTCCATCTTGATATTCTTTTGGAGTGATATGGAGTCGAAACACTAGCTCATCTAGTGAGCCATCAAAAACACCATCTTTTGATTCGCTTGCAAGCAACCAGAGCATAGGTGCTAGAGCTTTGCTAGCAAGTGGCAAGCAGATGTAAGACCTGTTGTTTAACAGTTCACGATGAAGTTTGATCCATGGTGGACAACGATCTTTGTAGTGCTGAAAGACCGCCCAATTCTTAGGCTGTAAGAGCATAAATTTTCCCGCTTTTTAAACCACCCTTTAAGGAATTGCCAGCAGGAGAAGGGTTAACTCTTTTCGGTTGGGTAGCAACTCCCGACCTAGCTGGATTCCATAATAACAAAATTATTCTACCTTGTAAACAATCTGTTCACATCAATAGGTCTGTTCAAATGATTCTCAAGAGTCTTGGCAAGCAAAGCCGTGACTGCTGCCGAGAAATCCTCTGGTTCAGAGACATAAGCGTTAGCCATTGTCTGAGCATACTCAAGCAAGGTTTCGGCACAGGTTTGTTCAATTTGTTCGATGTTCATACGCAAATAGTAGTGTTGTTTTTATATTTGTCTATTAGGGTTTATCCTAATATCAAAGGTTAAAAAGGTGTGGCACATTATCGATGTGGGCAAACAGTAGTCCACGTTTAACAGGAGTAAATATGCCGATACTTAATGGAAAAAAGGTCATAGACCTAGAAGTGGATGGAGTAGATAGCTCAGATTACCCAGACTTTTCTGATGCTTATTTTTCAGCAGGATGCTATGAAGATGGAACATCTCTGACAGAAGATGAGTTGAACAAGCTAACCGATCTGGCTGGTGATGTTCTGTGGGAAATGGCCTACGATTCTTTGAACTGATGAAAACACTATTCCAAACCTATGTGAGTGAGTTCTCAGATATTCAATACTGTGGACATTGTTTAACACAACAGAATACCAATTGTTGTGATTACAGTCACATTGTTGAGTTTAAAGATTTAACAGTCTTTCAGCAGCAACAAGTTATCAATCAAGAGTTAAATGAAAATCAAAGGAGTTAATCATGGGTGTACATAAAAAGCTAATGGATGCAAGGATTCTCTTGCAACAAGCGCCACTAAAGAAGTCAGGTCACAACAAGTTTGCTGGCTATCAGTATTTCGAGCTTGGTGACTTTCTGCCAACAATCAATTCAATCTTCTTCAAGGTTGGTCTATGCGGTGTTGTATCGTTCGATAAAGAACTGGCAACCCTGACCATCACAGATACTGAAGATAACTCTGAGATCAAGCTGACAAGTCCTATGGCAGATGCCAATCTAAAGGGGTGTCATCCTATCCAGAATCTAGGGGCGGTGGAGACATACACCAGGCGTTATCTCTGGGTGTCGGCAATGGAGATCGTTGAGCATGATGCTCTAGACTCTTCTGCTCCACTCAAAGAAGAGAAA